TGATCGGTGATCTGGGGACGGAATACGAGGATGAGGCGAAAGCCATCCTGATCGAACATAACCTGCGTCTGGTGGTCTACATAGCCAAAAAATTTGACAACACCGGTGTGGGGGTGGAGGATCTGATCTCCATCGGCACCATCGGGCTGATCAAGTCCATCAACACCTTCAATCCGGAGAAAAATATCAAGCTGGCAACCTATGCTTCCCGGTGCATTGAAAATGAGATACTGATGTATCTGCGCCGGAATAACAAGACGAAAATGGAAGTCTCCATTGACGAGCCGTTGAATGTAGACTGGGACGGCAACGAGCTGCTGTTGTCGGATATTCTGGGGACGGATGAGGATGTGATCTATCGCGGTATAGAGAATGAGGTGGAGCGGAAGCTTCTCATGAATGCCGTGAGCAAATTGTCCAAGCGGGAGAAGACCATCGTCAGACTTCGGTTCGGACTGGGGACAGTGGACGGACAGGAGATGACCCAGAAGGAAGTGGCCAATCTGTTGGGAATCTCACAATCCTATATTTCCCGACTGGAGAAAAAGATCATGCGGCAGCTGAAAAAGGAGATCAGCCTGCATATTTGACTTTGCATTCGGGACGGATACATGATACTATATAACATGTGCAGAATTGTGGGAGCTGCGTGGCAACAGAGCAGTTCGTGAACCATATAATACAGACAGGATAGTTTTCAGGTAACGGAATCGGAAGTAACCAAAAAGGACAAATACATGATACAACGTGATGATATATTATCAATGGAATATTTAAAAAAGACGGAATTCACCGGATGCCACCAGGGGATGCGTTACCGTCTGGAGCAGACTGAGGATCCGGAAGGCGGCAAAAAGCTTCTCGTGACGGTCTGGCCGGAGCCCTTTAACTTTTTAAAGACACCGGAGGAGAAGAAACAGAGGGCCATGTTCTCCTTTGACGAGGATGGAGTGGTGGATGCGGTCGGCTGGATGAACGACAGATTATTTGAGAACAAAAAGCTATGGGACGAGGCGCCTTCCCGCTGGGACACTTACCAGATGTAAAACGGGAATTTTAAGAGACAGATATAGGATGAAGAAAGAATGATTTGGAAATATATAATAAGGGATCTGAACGGTGCCATACAATATCTGCCCTATGGTGTGATGGCCGGTGCCGTCATGGGACTGATCCTGAATGCAATGAATGCCAGGAGGGAGCGGAAGGGAAAAGAAGCCTTTCCGATGGCAGGTCTCATGGTGTTTTCTTTGTACCTCATGATCATACTGGTGATCACTTTTTTCTCCAGAGAGGATGGCAGCCGGAACCGTGCCATGGATCTGGAGCTTTTCTCCACCTGGGGGATCAATACGAGAAATAACGCCTTCGTGGTGGAAAACGTGCTGCTTTTCATCCCGTATGGCTTTGCATGCCCCTGGGCATTTCCCTGGCTTAGGGGATTTTTCAGGAACATCTTTGCGGCTTTTGCGACCAGCCTGGGAGTGGAGACTTTCCAGCTCATTACCGGCAGAGGTTATTTTCAGATCGATGATATCCTGACCAATGTGCTGGGAGGAATCATCGGATACTGGATGTTTTGGCTGGTGTATCATACGTTACAGAGAATACGAGGATCAAGGTCTATGCGGTAAGATAGCCTCGCATAGCTTTCAATGCATTTTTTTCGAGACGGGAGACCTGGGCCTGGGAGATGCCGATCATGTCGGCGACCTCGGTCTGGGTCTTTCCTTCGAAAAAGCGCAGAGAGATGATATGACGCTCTCTGTCGTTCAGACGTTTCATGGCTTCACTGAGGGAGAGATGTTCCACCCACGTCTCTTCCTTATTTTTTTTATCACTGATCTGGTCCATGACGTAGAGGGTGTCACCACCGTCGGTGTAGACCGGTTCGTAGAGGCTCATGGGATTCTGCATGGCATCCAGGGCATAGACGATGTCCTCCTTGGAGATACCTACCTCTGCGGCAATCTCTTCCATGGTGGGCTCCTTCAGATTTTTCCTGGTCAGGGTATCGCGGGCGTAGATTGCCTTGTAGGCGGTGTCCTTCAGAGACCGTGAAACACGGATGCTATTGTTATCCCGTAAAAATCTGCGTATCTCACCGATAATCATTGGAGTGGCAATAGGATGTGCTAATGCCGTATTTATCATACTTTTAAAACTGCATATTTTTTCGCTTGTCGCAAAAGTGTCGTATATGTGTCACTATATGCGACTTTTTTTATGCCAAAATTTAATCATAAGGAGGGATGACCTTATGGGAAAATTCAAATTTTCTGATGAAACGCTGGAACATATATTCAGCAAAGAACGTACAAGGGAAGTGCCGATTAAGTATCAATCAATCATGGTTCATGTGATCGAGGAAGTTTTAGGAGAAACGGGTAATGCTTATGAATTTCAGTCCGTTGGGACTTATGAACAAGCCGACATATCAGACACTTGATGAAGTTGAAATTGCGAAACAGATAGAATCAATGGAAGAAAGGGAGAACAGCCATGCCGCAGCCGATTATGAATCCGAACTATTTCAATCCGCAGTATAGAACACCTATGTACGGACAGTTTATGCCACAACAGGAACAATTCCAACCACAGCAGTTTATGCAACAGCCGCAACAAAATACGGTACAGATGTACGGTCGTATTGTACCGGTGCAAGAGTGCATAGCACCGAATGAGGTTCCTATGGATGGCAACACAGCATTCTTCCCAAAACAGGACTTGTCGGAGATCTATGCTAAATCCTGGGGAGCAGATGGAAAAATCTATACAAGGCTATATAAGCCTGTTTTAGATGCAGACCATAACAATTTACCGTCAGACACAGAAAAGGCGAAATTTGACCTATCAGACGAAGCCACAGCGGTATTTATGAAGCGTTTCGATGAACTGGAGCAAAAGATTGAGCAGTTAAAATCTTCGCAATCGCAAAGAAAAACTCCACAATCGCAAAGAAAGGATGATGCAGAATGAAAATGATGAATCCTATGCAGATGCTCAAAGGGATGGGGAATCCACAACAAATAATTCAAGGGATTATGGGAAATAGTCAGATGATGCAAAATCCCATGATTAAAAATGTAATGGGAATGGCGCAAAAAGGTGACATATCAGGTGTTGAAAATTTTGGCAGAAATATTGCTAAGGAACGTGGCGTAGATTTTGATTCTGAATTTGAAAAATTCAAGCGTCAATTTCCTATGAAGTAGATACTAAATTCTTGCAAGATTAAGTATAAAAAATCTTATATGGAGGTAAAAATTATGTTTGAGAGTAACAATACTCCCTTTACCATGCCTGTTATGCCTGCCAACAGCGGATATGGAAACAACGGTGCATGGGGTGACGATGGTGCATGGTGGATTATTATTTTCGTCCTTTTCTTCGCTTTTGGAGGTTGGGGCGGTAATGGATGGGGCGGTAATGGCTCTAATTCCAGTTACTACACCGATTCTGCATTGCAAAGAGGGTTCGACACCCAGTCTATCATCGGTAAACTGGACGGAATCAACAACGGTCTGTGTGACGGATTCTACGCTGTAAACAACGGTATGCTTACCGGATTTAATGGCGTAAATACCAACATTTTACAGACTGGCTATGGCATCCAACAGGCTATCAATGCAGACACCGTAGCAGGAATGCAGAATGCTAACGCTTTACAAGCACAGTTAGCACAGTGCTGCTGCGATACCCGTGAAGCTATCCAGGGTGTAAACTACAATATGGCAACGAATACTTGCGCATTGCAGAACACCATGAATAACAACACTCGTGATATTATCGACAGCCAGAATGCCGGTACAAGAGCAATCCTTGACTACTTATGTCAGGATAAGATCGCTACTCTGCAGGCAGAGAACAACGATCTGCGCAGAGCCGCTTCTCAGGATCGTCAGAATGCTCTTCTGACCACTGCCATGAGTGCACAGGCACAGCAGATCATCAACGCTGTGAACCCTACACCCATCCCGGCATACCAGGTTCCCAACCCTAATGTATATTACGGATGCGGATGTAACACTGGCTGCGGATGCTAAAACTGCATATCGAGTAACTTAACCTTAAGGTTATGTCTGCTATGCAGAATTACTGACAACATGGGGCAGACTATATGGTTTGCCCCTTTGATTTTGAAAGAGAGGTATTTATTATGGCTGAATATACAGCAGTAGCATTACAGACTGTGGCAGCAGGAGCGGACGTTGCTTTTACCGAAACTGCCGTAAATGGAAGTGGTTGTATCACTCACAGAGAGGGATCCGGAATCGTGAAGTTAAGAGGTATAACTAATCAGTGTCGTGCAAGATTCCTTGTAAGTTATTCCGGCAACATTCAGATTCCCACTGGTGGAACTGTTGGGGAAATTTCCCTTGCGCTGGCAATAGACGGAGAACCTTTGCAGTCCACAAGAATGATTGTAACTCCGGCAGCAGTACAGAATTTATTCAATGTTTCTGCACAGGCTTACATTGACGTCCCTCGTGGATGTTGCAGTACGGTAGCGGTTCAGAACACTTCCGCACAGCCTATTCAGGTACAGAACAGTAATTTAATTGCCGTTCGTGAAGCGTAGGAGGTGGAAATCATGGATGTTAAGAGAATGCATGAAATGATTGAAAAACTTTCTGAATGTGCTAAAACGCAGTTTGACAAAGGAATCGACAAAGTAGATACTTGTGAAATGGGAAAGGTCATCGACATGATGAAAGACTTATCCGAAGCAATGTATTATCGTGAACTGACAAAAACCATGCAGGAATATGACCCGGACGAAAGCATGGAAATGTTTGATCGTTACGGTGACGGTGGCAGACGGTACTATGACCATTACCGCTATGCTGACGGCAGATTTGCACCTAAAGGTCGTGGAACCTACCGCAGAGGTTATGAAGAGCCACCCTATTACCACATGACCCCGGAAATGTATCACCGTGACATGGACAGAGACATGGGGCGTATGTACTACACGGAAACTTCTTCATCCGGTATGCGTGATGCAAGAGAGGGCAGAAGTGGCATGAGCCGCAGAACCTACATGGAAAATAAGGAACTGCATAAGGCGAATACACAGCAGGACAAAGAAGCAAAAGTACGTGACCTGAACACTTACATGACCGAACTTGCAAACGACATGACGGAGATCATCAACGATGCAACACCGGAAGAAAAGACGGTACTGCGGAATAAGCTGTCTGCACTGGTAACAAAAATCGGTTAAAACACTTAAGGGGCTTATTTAGCCCCTTTTATGTTGGAGGTGGTAAGTTGTTCACGATAAATGGAATAGACTGGAATTTAAGGCTTGTATGCAGTCACAGTCCTATGCTGATGCGCTCTGACGGTACATATACGTTTGGAATGACAGACAGGAACACAAGAGATATTTACATATCAAATATGATTCATGGAAATTTCTATGACCGTGTGCTGTGCCATGAATTGTGCCATGCGTTCTGCCTGTCCTACAATCTGACTATGGATATTCAGACAGAAGAGATTGTTGCCGACTTTTTGGCTACCTACGGAAGAGAAGTGTTTGCACTAGCTGATGAACTGATAAGCGGATACATGGAAATAATGGCATAGAAAAGACCCCTGTTATGGGGTCTCTTCTGTTGCACAGTTATCAACATCTTGCTGAAGAATTTTAGATGCAAGTTCTGAAAGCTGTGGGAAGTATGTGATTACTTCGGAATTTCTGCATTTCCAGTTTCCTGTCGTTGCGCAGTAAATTCTCTTTGCTTCATCAAAATTATACGTTCTTCCCAAAACTTCAAGTAAGTGGTGCATATATTCCTTTGATGTAATGTCGTAGCAACGGCAGATGTAGTTGATTTTGCCACGGTTGATGCAGAACCAGTCTGTTTCAAACTCTAATGTCGGCTTTTCCTCGATTGCTGTGGTTGGTTGCTGATTCTTTACCGCAAAATAAGCATCCACAAGAGCATCCTGCACTTTCCATGATAATTCATCATTAAATGATTTTACAACTTTCAAATATCCTCGCTCTGTAATAAGAGTAGTACCTTTTTTATTAGGTGTAATTCCAGATAGACGAATTTCGTAGGTCTTAAAATCTGGCTTAACAACAATGTAGTCCTTTCCTTCTGAAAAATACTTTTTGTTCTGCCTAAAGTTTCTGTATGCAGTCCCTGCCGGTCTTTGATGAGCGTTGTCAATATCTCTAAAAGTGACAACCCTTTGACCATTGTATTCTCTAATACTTAACTCTGTTCCCTCAACGTTTACCAGTTCCGTCATATTCTTTCACCAACCTTTCAATTCGTTTCAATTTATCTTTCAGTCTTTCATTTTCAGCTACCACGGCACTGTATGATTCTACCATGTGGTCGTATCGTTCCTTTGGAATGGAAATCAATGTAAAGGTTTTCATTTATTTTTACCTCCATCCACACAAATATTTACCTTGCCATTAGACAGGCACTTGCAAGCATAAGAAAATCCTGCAATAAAAGCATTTTCTTGAACTTTCCATACTCTCTTGTTTATTGTTCTTTCTATGCCATCAGCTAACTTGTCATTGAGAATTTCATACAATTTTCCGATTACTTCGTCGTAATCATCCCAACTTATGGTGTTATCCTCATTCTGCCACTGGCTATAAATCATTTTTGCAAATTCTTCCATGTGTCATTTCTCCTTTTCTTTGAAAATAGGACACAACCTATCTGTTATGGGGTGGGGAGATAAGCTGTGCCCTATGATTGCAGAGATTTCAAATTTTTGCCACTGTGCCGTTTTCAGTGACATTGTTCGCTACTTGATCGCTACCGTGAATACGGGTTATTTGGACACGGCATACAGTTACCGAAATCTCTGTTGATTCTCTCTCGGAAAAATGGTATTATAGATTTACCATCTCTTTGAGAGTGGGAGAGTAACCAGTTACCGGGAAAGTAATGAGTGGTTACTCTTTTTCTTTGTCGTACTGAATTTCTATCCCTTTTCTTACAACTTCTGATTTTGTAATTCCTTTCTTTTCAGCAAGATATTCCAACTTTTCAGAGGTTTCATCATCACACCGGAATTTAAGAATGTGATTTTTAGGATTGTCAGTCAACTTCGTTCCTTTATGAATACCCATGAGTTTTCACTTCCTTTCTTTGTGGGTACAAGTAAAGTATAATGTGGACACAAAGAAAAGTCAAGCACTTTTTCAAAAAAATAAGAGAGTGGTGTCACTCTCTTGATTTTTCTACAATTCATACTGCGGATATGCCTTTTCCCATACGGACTTGTGATAAGTGTTCACTTCGCCATAATTTGCATCGAATATCTTTTTTACTTCATATCCCATTGTAATTCCAGTAGCTTTCAGTTTTCTCCAGTCAAAACGTTTCCATGATACACCATTCAGAGCCGCTACACGTTTGATAGAGTACCAGTCCTTGGAAGTATCAAGCTGTGCTTTCAATTCCTCTTCCCGGTCAAGGCTTTCCAAAAGTTGTGCCACAGCATCACGATAAGTCATAGGTACATTCGGTGCAGACTGCTCCACAGAATATGCTCCGGTTTTTCGGATGGATGGTAAAACCTCTGATGTTATCCACTTTCTGAAACTTTTAGCATTAGGCTTGTCACTACGCAAAACAACAGCATACAAGCCAGATTCTGTGACAAAATTTGTCTCTCCAGCACGACTGCCTAGATTTAATCTAGTCAGTTCATCTTCATCAAGACGCTTAGCTACATCCGTAGAATTTTTGATTTCCAATGCCTTACAAATGTCCATCAGACAAAATAACGGCTTTCCATCAATCACAACAGTTCTTACTTCACCAAATTCATTGTTGCTAAATACTTCTAATTCGTTCATCTCTAATACCTCCCGGAATGATTTGTGAAAGAGTAGAAGAGCATAAAAATAAGCCCACTACCCCTGTTACTGTTGGAGTAGCGAGCTTCCAATCTTTTTTTGGTCTGTCTTTATTCCGGGTCTTGGTTACAATCTAGGCTGTCTAATCAGCTTTCACTCTCCGGACGTGGTGCAAGACTTCCTAACTGAAATATATTATATCATGCAGAACATGGGTTCGCAACATAAAAAATAAGAGCACCCTTGCGGATGCCCTTAAAATCAGTTATCTTGATGCTCGGATAAGTCGTAAATAACTTCGTCTGTATCTTGGTCTACAATCAGAACATTGAAGTCTCTGTCTTCTGGTGGAACTAAATTGTATGCTTGAATGGAATCGCTTAGTATTCCACATATAATTGCTACACCAAAAGGAATAAAAGGATTGCCAGCTTCGTATTCTTCCTTATTTGCGTAAAAAGTAAACTCTGAAAAATCATCGTTGTAGTCTACTGATTTTAGAGAAGCATATTGCTCATCAGAAAAAATTTGTTGAAACGTAGAGTTAAGATTATCTTTACTCAATATCTCATCTAGTGTAGCTTGTCTCTTTGATTCCTTAATTTTCAGTGTATAGTGGTCATCGTCATATACCTCTACCACAGCATCAGGATTATCTTTTTTATAATTTGCCACATATTGTTCGATTCCTACGTTGTTGAAATCGTAAGCAGACAAGATAATATCAACATCCTTGTCAAAAAGCTGTGGTGTTTCTGATTCCTCTACTGGTGATACGTTCGGTGTTTCTTGTGGCTTTTGTGTAAGGTCTACGGTGTTTGTCTGTGATCCACAACCGCAGACAAGAAGTGATAAAGACAGTAGTAATGGAATAATTCGTTTCATAAATATTTCCCCTCTCTAGGTTTTATTAAAAATCTCATTTTTTGAGACTTTTTTCGTAAAAAATTTTAATGTGTTTCTTTTGATACCCCCGTAGGTCTGCATTTTCAACCGAAAATCTCGTTTTCAGAGGTTTTTGAAAGAAAAATTTTTCTACAATTTTCGTGCTAAAAATTTTCAATCCCCCCGGGGTAGCACTTTTCAAGCTGAAAAATCCGTTTTCAGAGTTTTTTCGCAGATTTTTTCAGACCGATTCAAGGTGTGGAACACCTGTTCACTTTTGCGGTGCGAGTCCTGGACCTGTCACCGTGTCGCAGCTTTCGCAAGGTCTCCGACTGCCGAAAGCATGGAATCATACGCAGAACGCAACAGCTCCGCAGATTCCGGAGACAGACCACCGGCGGCATTCTCTACCCTTATAACGGTTTCCAGCCGTTCCCCGGCATCCGATACGCTTTCCATGATGTCATATACATGACCAATTCCCACTTTTCGCATTTTGTATAATCCCCTTTGTAATATTTGATTGTACACCAAAACAGCGCAAGCCGTCAATATATCCTGGTCCGGTGGAAGAGTAGCACAAATAGACCGCCAGACGGCAGCAGTTCCAACGGAACACGACAAAAAGACGGTTGCAAGCCGTCTTTTATCTGTTTTCAAGTTCAAAAATTGCCCACCGCAGGGCGGCGGCTGTCTCCGTGTCTTTCTCTCGCTCCGCACACTCTAACAGCTTGTATAGTCTTTCAATGTTCTTTTCTTCCATCCTATGGTAACCTCCCATAATAATCTTTGTTTTTCTCTTGTTAACTCGCTTTTTCTCACATTTTCATTTCT